CGGAACTTCCACCTGGGCGAAGTCTACTTCGTTGAGAATCACGCCGGTGTGGTGGACACATTCTACCGCTGCTGGCACATGACCGCGCGCCAGATCGCGCAGCAGTTCGACAAGCCCGGCGACAAGCTGCCGGAGGCCGTGACCGAGGCGATCAAGAATCCGCAGCAGGCCGAAAAGAAGTTTGAAGTCCTGCACTGCGTCTATCCGCGTAATGACTTTGATCCACGCCGGGTTGACCCGAAGGGGATGCGGTATGCGTCCCTGTACATCTTCGTCCAGAACCAGGATGAAATCCGGGAGTCCGGTTACAACAGCTTCCCCCTGCCGGTGGCCCGCTACACCCAGGTGTCCGGCGAGATTTACGGCCGCGGCCCGGCACAGTGGGTGCTGCCTGCCATCAAGGTGCTGAACGAGCAGAAGAAGACCGTGCTGAAGCAGGGGCATCGTGTTGTTGACCCTGTGCTGCTGGCGCATGATGACGGCAACCTTGGCTCATTCAGCCTCAAGCCTGGCGCGTTGAACGCCGGTGGCCTGAACAAAGACGGCAAACGCATGATCGACATCCTGCCCACCGGCAACATTGCGGTCGGTGACAAGATGATGCAGATGGAGAAGGATGTCATCAATGACGCCTTCCTGATTACGCTGTTCCAGATCCTGATCGACACGCCGCAGATGACGGCGACCGAAGTGTTGGAGCGGGCACGCGAGAAGGGCATGTTGATTGCCCCGACCGCTGGCCGCCTGCAGGCCGAGTTCCTTGGCCGCATGATCGAACGCGAACTTGATCTTCTGTTCCAGCAAGGGCTGGTGCCAGAGATGCCGTCGATCCTGCGCAACACCGAGGCGGCAGAGTACTTCATCGAGTACGACAGTCCGATGTCGCGGATGCAGCGGTCGGAGAAAGCGGCTGGCTTCATGCGCGCGCTGGACGTGGCCGCCAACTACGCCAAGAACACAGGTGATCCGTCACCGTTGGACTTCTTCAACTTTGACACCGCCATGCCGGAAATCCTGGACATCCAGGGCGCGCCGACGGCATGGACACGTTCAATGCAGGACGTAGAGGCCGTGCGTGCGGGCCGCGCGCAACAGGCGCAAACTCAACAAATGATTGAAGCCGCCCCCGCCGTCGCCGGCCTGATGAAATCCGCACCCGCCGCTTGACAACCCTCTTTGGCGGGCGTATCATAGGTGGAATGAATACGACCCTATGCAAGTCATAGATTGGTGGGAGCAGGTTCGCCGTGTGCTTATGCGCCGGCGCCATGCCTACAACGTCACCTTCCGCGCGCCGCTGGGCGAAGAAGTGCTGCGCGACCTGGCACGGTTTTGCCGTGCGCATGAATCGACATTTCATTCGGATGCGCGGGCACACGCCATGGCTGAAGGTCGTCGTGAGGTGTGGCTGCGAATTCAGAATCACCTAAACCTGACGCCCGACGAATTGTGGCAGCTGTATTCGGGCCGACCCAGCGGAGACACGAATGTATCGTGACGGCAAAATGATTGGCGATGGGCTGCCGATGAATTTCGTGCTGAACCATGGCGCACTGGGTGATGTAATCTGTTCGCTGCCGGCAGTGATTGCCGGGCGCAAGGCGGATCCATTCTCCATCATCCGCGTGTGGGCACCCCCGTGGCAGCAAGAATTGTTGGAACACTTGCTCAAGCCCTACGGTGAATTTGAAATCCGCAACTTTGAGCACTTCCCCAAGACCAAGGCCGAGCGGGAAAACAGCGGTCTTGGCCACACGGCGCTGAACCAGATGCCGTTCAACACGCACACGCGCAACCGTGTCCACATGGTCGATTACGCCTTTGGCTGTCTGCTGGACGCGCGCCCGGAGGGCATGCTGGAGCGATGCTATCCGGCCAAGGCACCGCTGGGCAAGCGCCGATACGACGAACCCTACGTGGTGTTTCCAGTGGGCAGTACGTCCGAGAACAAACTGTTTCGCGCCAGCGTTATGGCGCCGATCATTGATTGGGTGGACGCACAGGGTTACATACCCGTGCTGGTCGGCACAAAGACCAGCCACACCAAGGCAGACGCAGGTGGGGTTTTAACTCCAATTGTGATCGTTGACGAAGTGGACAAATTACCGGACATCACACGCAGCAAATGTGTTGACCTGCGGGAGACAACGACGCTGCTGGAACTGCGAGACATTTTAGGTCACGCCGAAGCGGTGGTCGGGGTCGATGGCGGCACGCTGCACTTGGCCGGGACGACCGACACCAACATCATCTACGCCATGGGTGCAACGATCCCGCAGCATCGGTTCATCGCTCGCCAAGGTGATCCAAGCTACAAGATCCGCTACATCGGACCGCGTGACTTGGAGTGCGCCGGCTGCCAGTCGAAGTGGCGCATGAGCCGGCAGGACTTCCGGCATTGCGCATACGGAGACAGTCTTTGTATGGCGCAGTTAAGTCCTTTAGATTTTATTGATGGCTTAACGGAACTTGGCCTGTGACCAGAGTGCTTACTGTAGAACAAAAAGCAGCCAAAGCCGCTCAAAACAAAGCGTGGCGCAAACGTAATCCGGAAAAAATTCGTGCATACGAGGCGAAATATCACGCTGCCGCTCCAGAAAAAAGTAAAGCGAAAAACAAGGCGTATTACACGGCAAACGCACAAAAGCGTATAGCCGCTGCACGAGAATGGGCCGCCGCTAATCCGGAGCGAGTACGTGTACGGCAGAACCGTCGCCGATGGCAGGCCGCAGGCATTGACCCAATTGCGGCGGAAGCGTTACACAAAACACACAGCGGCGTCTGTGATTGCTGCGGCCGCACTAACCCTGGCGGCAGGTGGGGGTGGAATCTTGATCACTGCCACGATACAGGACGTATCCGAGGGATGCTGTGTCATAACTGCAACACCGCAATAGGCAAGCTGGGCGACAATCTTGAAGGCGTGATGAACGCCGTCCGTTATCTTGAAAAAGGAGCAGTAAAATGCCTGACCCGAATCCCGCACCCGCCCCGAACCCCGCTCCGGCGCCAGCACCCGCACCTGATCCCGCGGCTGCCCCGTGGCACGGCATCACCGATCCGGACGCCGCCGCCTACATTACCAACAAAGGCTGGACTGCTCCCGCGGATATTGTGAAATCCTACCAAGGCGTTGAAAAGCTGATCGGACGTGACCCGTCCACGCTGATCACCATGCCGCGCATGGACGACCCGGAAGGGGTCAAGGCCGTGTTCCAGAAGCTGGGTCTGCCTGAGTCGCCGGACAAATACGACATGACGGTTGGCCTGCCGAAAGAAGCCAAGGTCGATGAGACTTTTGCCAAAACCATGCAGGGCATGTTCCACAAGGCCAACCTGACGGTCGATCAAGCAAAGACCCTAGCGGCCGACTACAACGCGCTGTCGGTGGCGAAAGCAGCGCAGGAAGCCAAAGACTACGAACTGAACGTCCAGGCCGACAAGCAGGCGTTGCTTGACGAATGGAAGGGCGGGCATGACCGGATGATGAACCGGGCCAAGACCGCTGCGACCAGTCTGGGCTTCACCACGGAACTGATCGACGCTATCGAAAAGCAGGTCGGCTACGCGGCCACCTACAAATTGCTGGCTGAGATTGGCAGCAAGCTTGGCGAAGACACGCTGATCACGCAACACAAGAACACCGACTTCGGCACACAGTTGACTCCTGACGAAGCCAAGTCCCAGCTGGCGACCGCGCGCAGCGACCCGAACCATATTGCCGCCCTGAAGGACAAGAGCCACCCAGGACACAAGATGGCGCAAGAGAAGGAGAACAAGCTTTTTGCCATTATGTACCCGGGTAACAAGTGATGGAAGAACGCGAAATCAGACTGCGCTGCATCGAAGCCGCCGCCAAAACCCCCACGGTCCACCCGAAAGGGCAGGCCGAGGGGGTAGTTGAAATTGCAAGTGCTTGGTTTAATTGGATTATTTCTCCACCGAAAGGAGAAACCCCGAAGACTCTTGGGTTACCGGGGAAGAAATAGCCAGCGGTGTGCTATCATTAACTTGTAGGGAAGTCACGCGGACAAGGTGAAAACCCCCGCAATGTGATCGACCGACATGGCCCCCGAAGTTTGGGACAAGCCGGCAATGTCCAGCCAGATAGGACAAAACCTGTTTGTTTTAAACCTAAACTTCGGAGCATACCATGCCGGATAACATCACAGTAGCCTCAGTACAACAGTACAAGGCGAACGTCGAACTTCTGCTGCAACAAACCGATTCCCGCCTCGCCGGTGCCGTCACCGTTGGCAGTTACGTTGGCAAAGCCGCCAGCACTGTCGAACAGTTCGGTTCCGCCACGGCCGTCCAGCGCACCAGCCGTCACGCTGACACCCCGCTGCTGGACCTCTCGCAAGACAAGCGTTGGGTCTTCCCGACCGACTACGAATGGGCTTCGCTGATCGACAAGCAAGACCAGCTGCGCGCCATCGTTGAACTGACCAGCCCGTATGCCATGGCGGGTGCTGCCGCGATGAACCGCGTCAAGGATGACATCATCCTGGCCGCGATCTTCGGCACCAACTACACCGGCGAAAACGGCACGACCGCTGAAACTTTTGGCACCGTCGGCTCCGGCACCTACGATGTGGGCGTCAACACGGGCGGCGCCGCTTCGGCGCTGAACGTGGCCAAGCTGCAGTCGGCCATCCAGAAGCTGATGCTGGCGAACAAAGGCGAACTGAGTGAGTCCGTCTACGGCGCCATCTCCAGTTACGAACACGACGCGCTGCTGAAGGAAATGCAAGTCGTCAACAAGGACTACGGCAACAGCGCAGTTCTGGTGGACGGCAAGGTCAAGCGTTTCATGGGTGTTGACTTCATCATCACTGAGCGCCTGACGGTCACGTCCGGCAATCGCCTGATCCCGCTGTGGCTCAAGTCTGGTATGCACCTCGGCATGTGGGATGAAGTTCGGGCTGAAATTGGCCCGCGCGCAGACAAGGGTTACGCGACCCAAGTCTACCTCGCCATGACCCTCGGCGCAACCCGCACGCAGCTGGGCAAGCAAATTCGCATCTCGTGCGACGACCAAATCTAAAGGGGATATGACATGACCATTCGCGGAGCAGTTTCACAAGTTGTTGCTGACCAGTCAGCTATCCCGGCAGTTAAAACCAACGGGCTGGAAAAAGGCGGCATCCACCGCACGGCGCAAGGCTATCTGGCCGCCGCGTCGTTTCCCGGCGCAACGGTCGGTCACTGGTACACGTTCGTTCGCCTCCCGGCGCGCGCACGTATCCTGGGTATCTACCTGACCGGTGCTACCACCACTACCGGTGCTGTCAAGTGCGGCCTGTATCGTCCCGATGGCATTGCCATTGACGACGATGTGTTTGCGACGAACTATGCAACGTCGGTCGAAAAAGACCGCGCGCAGATCGACGTGACGCAGACCGCTCTGGAGCGTTCGCAAGACCTGGCGACGGCTTACGCCACCGCCATCGGCACCGCCGGCGCGACAGCCGATGTTGAGTTTGACATCGCACTGACCATCGTGACCGCGCTGGGCGCTGGTGTTGCGCACCTGATGGAAGTTGACTACGTTCTGCCGGAGTAAAGGCGGGTTTGACCTCGGGGGCTTCGGCCCTCGGGGTTACTTTTTCGGGAGAAGCACATGGCAGTAGCCTCAGTTCAAGTTACCCTGACGAACGGCCCGCACGTCAACGGCGATGATGTTACATTTGACGTGGCCGGCGGCACCCTCGACAACTCCAGCATTTGCCAGTTCAATTATGACGATGCGGTGTTTGTTGGCCAAGAAGGCAAGCAGCGTTTGCTGGCCCATTTGAAAATTATCTACGATCGCATTTCGACCGCCAAGCTGTGGCCTGCCACGGCCGCGTCGTAAGGAACCGCCATGCAACTGTTGCGTATGCGCACTTCGACTGTAATCCCGTGCGTTGCCGGTGCGTATGGCGCTGGCGATGAAATAAGCAGCAGCCAAACTGCGGGATCTGTTGTTCGTCCCACGTTCGACATGAGCGGTTTCACCCGCGGACGCATTTACTCGGCGGCAATCGACTTGACGGCAGCGTCCAGTAACGTGGTCACCACCGCCAGCGACATGGAAATCCTGTTGTTTAGGACACCTGACGCACCGGCGGCTGTTGGTGATAACGTCACCCAGCCGCTTGCGGCCAGCGTTCGTGCCAAAGCCGTTGCGGCGTTTCGTTTTGATGACACGGGTTGGACTGGCCCCCTCGGCACCGTTGCAGCGGGCACATCGCAGTTCCAAGCAGTGATGGCGCATTTGGTGCAGCCGCTGGCGACCAACGTGCTCCAAGCCCCGTGGCCCAATGGCTTCCACTTCAACTTTGAAGGACAGACATTGGCGCAGCGCGAGTTTACGGTTGTGCTTCGCGCACTTGCTGCGTGGACCCCGCTGGCGGTCAACAACACTATCGGGATCACGTTAGAGCTGGAAGCGGAGTAAAACGTGGCGATCAGCAATGTCGCCATTGCAAATCGCGCCCTGCAGAAGCTGGGCGCGAAACGCATCTCCAGTCTGACGCAAGACGCGCCGAACGCCCGCAGCATGAACGCGGCGTTTGAACGTGTGCGGGACGCTGAACTGCGCCGCTACGACTGGACGTTTGCCATCAAGCGCGCGTCCATTGCTGCTGATGGTGCCTCTCCGGACTGGGGCGACTACAAGCGATACAGTCTGCCCAATGACTTTCTGCGGTTAATTCGGGATGACGAATCTGGCGCCAATGTCGACTGGCGTATTGAGGGGCTGTACATCCTGACCGGCGATGCTGCTCCGCTGAAGATCAAATATATTGCCCGCATCGAAGATCCGAATTTTTACGACCCGTTGTTTGCCGAAGCCTTCGCTGGTCGCCTGGCTATGGAGTGCGCCAAAGAAATCACGGACAGCACTTCGGACAAGGAAAGCGTTAAGGACGACTACAAAACTGACATTGCAGAAGCCCGGCGCGTAGGAGCAATCGAAAAAGCGGCACAGGAGTTCCCGGAAGACCCGTGGTTGGCAGCGAGGCGCTGACATGGCCCGTGCCAGCCTGATCCAAAACACCTGTAATGCGGGCGAACTCAGCCCTCTTTTGCTTGGTCGACAAGACATCGCCAAGTACAAGAACGGATTGCAGGTCTGCAAGAACGCCATCCCGCTGACCCAAGGCGCGTGGACCCGCCGCCCCGGCACTGTCTACCAGCAGCAAGCGCGGCACCATGACAAAGAGTGCCGCCTGTTCCCATTCCAGTATTCGGTCACGCAGACCTACGTGTTGGAGTTTGGCGAGAACTACATCCGGTTCTTCACCAACAACGCGCCGCTGACCCTGACCGCGCAGAACATTACTGGTGTTACCAAAGCGGCCACTGCGGTTCTGTCCTACAATGGCAGCGATACCTACGCCAACGGCGACCGCGTGTATGTGAAGGGTGCGGTTGGCATGACGCAGATTAACAACCGCGAGTTTGTTGTCACCAACGTCAACGCCGGTGCCAATACGTTTGAGCTTTACAACAGCGACGGCACGGCAGTCAACAGCACCGGTTATGGCGCGTGGTCGTCCGGCGGCACGGTGGCGGAAATCTATCAGGTCACGACCACCTACGCCGAAGCCGATCTGGCGGACATCCGCATTGTCCAGTCAGCAGACACGCTCTATATCCTGCACCCGGACTTCCCGCCAGCAACGCTGGTGCGCGTATCCGCCACGTCTTGGTCGCTGGCCGACATCACGTTCCTTGACGGCCCCTATGAGGCGACCAACACGACAGGCACGACCCTTACCCCCAGTGCCGCCACTGGTTCTGGCGTGACACTGACCGCCAGCGCAACCACTGGCATCAACGGCGATGCAGGCTTTGCCACAACCGACGTAGGCCGTCTGATCCGCATCCGGGAGGGGAGCACTTGGGGTTACGTCACAATCACTGGTTGGACAAGCACGACCGTGGTGACAGTGACGGTGAACTCCACACTGACTGACACCACATCCAAAACCGACTGGCGCATGGGTCTGTGGTCTGACACTACGGGCTTCCCAACCTGCGCCACGTTTCATGAAGACCGGCTGTTTTTTGCTGGCTCGGCTACGGCGCCGCAGCGTATTGACGGATCCAAGACAGGGCTGTACGCCAACTTCGCACCGACTGGCACAGACGGCACCGTGGCAGACGACAACGCCGTATCGTTCACACTGAACGCAGACGATGTCAACGCCATCAAGTGGATGGCATCAAACGAGAAGGGGTTGCTGGTCGGCACCACCCGCGGCGAATGGCAGGTCAAGCCTTCGGCTTTGAACGAAGCCATCACGCCGACCAATATCTCCGGCAAGCCATCCACCCGCCACGGCAGCGCCGATGTCGCGCCCGTGACCGCAGGCAACGCTTTGCTGTTCGTCCAGCGTGCGGGCCGCAAGCTGCGCGAGTTCGCCTACGTGTTTGAAGTCGATGGTTTCAAAGCCCCCGACATGACCCTGCTGGCCGAACATATCACCCGCCCTAGCATTACCGAACTGGCCTATCAGACGCAGCCGCAAGCCGTTGTCTGGGCCGTGCGGTCAGACGGCGTGCTGCTCGGCTTCACCTACGAACGGGACCAGGACGTGGTGGCTTGGCATAGGCATATTCTGGGCGGGGCCAGTAACTCTGCCGGAACCGCTGCGCCTGAAGTCGAATCGATCGCCGTGGTGCCGAACCCGTCCGCCAGTCGGGACGAACTTTATCTGGTGGTTAAGCGTTACATTAACGGCGCCACCAAACGCTACATCGAGTACATGAGTAAAATCTGGGAATACGGCGACACACGCTCTGCTGCGTTCCATCTGGACTGCGGTTACACAATCACCAACGGTTCGCCCAGCAGCACCGTGACCGGCCTGTGGCATCTGGAAGGGCAGAGCATCACACCCTACGTGGATGGTGCCGCGCACTCGGCCGTGACGGTGACAAATGGCACTGTCACGCTGAACCACACCGCCACGGTGGTCACGCTGGGCTACAGCTACGACAGTGACGGACAGATCATGCCACTGGAAGGCGGGTCGCAGGACGGCACGGCGCAGGGCAAGACCAAACGCATCCACGCAGTCGGCTTCTGGTTGATGGACACGTTGGGCTTGAAATTTGGCCCGGATTCTGATAACCTAACTGAGTTGCTGCAGACGCAATGGGGTGCTGACTTTGGAGAAGCGACTCCGTTGTTTACCGGCGTGACCAGCGAACGCTTTGAGGGAGACTTCGACAAATTGGGCCAAGTGTTCTGGCGGGCAGACGGCCCGTTCCCGGCAACTGTACTGGCAATCATGCCGAAAGTCAATGTCTCAGACTAGAATGATTGTGCCATTCCGCCGCTGGCACATTGCGTGGCTGGTGGGGACAGGCAAGCCGGAAAGCGGGTTTATGCCGCTGGACACCGAAACATTGATGGTGTTGGAAAAGCAGAACAGCTGGACGGCAGTGATTGACGGTAACCCGGTGGCGTGCGGCGGAACCCTCCAACACTGGCCGGGACGGCATCAAGGGTGGATGTATTTGAACAAGGCCAGCGGCAAGCACATGCGGTGGCTGACTGCTATGGTGTTCAATAAATTGAACAGTATAGAAGGGCGGTTGGAGATCAGCGTCCGGTGCGATTTTGCACTCGGGCACAAGTGGGCAAAGATGCTGGGGTTCCGGGTCGAGACTGAGCGTATGGTGCGCTTCGGCCCGGAAGGCGAAGACCACACAGGGTACGTGAGGATTACGGAGTAAAGCATGTCACGGGCAGACAAACTTTGGGCGCTTGAAATTCCAGTCGGCAATCCGTTCGGCGGCCCGGCCTACGGACTGCGAGAAGATCCCGGCACGCTGGCTATTATCTCAGCAGTTGGCGCTGGTGTGTCTGCCGTCAGTTCGATACAGCAAGGCAATGCGGCAAAAGCCGCAGCAAATTTCAACGCCACCATCTCCATGCAAAACGCGGAGATTGCCCGGTCAGACGCGGCGGCGCAAGCCACGCAGATCGAACGCGAGAACGCTATGCGGCTGGGAGCCATTCGCACAGCGCAAGGCAAGAGTGGCGGTGCTGCGGATTCCGGTTCCGTGCTGGACGTGCTGGGCGACCAGGCGGCGCAGGGCGAACTGGAAAAACAATTTGCCATTTACCAGGGGGAACAGCGTGCGCGCGGTTTCGTAAACACCGCCAATCTGGACACCGCCAGCGGCAAGGCGGCGCAGAAGGCAGGTTACATGAAAGCTGGCGCAGAACTGTTGGGTGGCGGCGCAAAAGCCTACGACACGTACAATCGTGGCAATAACTTAAAACGCACTGGCGGCATCTCTGTCAGTTCTTACGACGACCCCGGATACTGATATGCCAAGACTGCCTACTCGTAGTGCCGACATTCAGCCGGGGGCGATCTCCGGCGGGCGGCGTGCTGGTGCGGAAGATACCGGTGTTGTTGATTTTACACCTGCGGCACGGACTGTTCAAAACGTGGCTGAAAGCCAGATGCAACTGCAGGAGGAAAACGAATCCCGCAAGGTGCTGGTGCAGCAAGCAGAAATCCGCGCCAAGTATGCCAAGCGGCTGGATGACGCTGCCACGTCCGGTGAAGAACTCGGCAAAATCCGGGAAGAACTGGATTCTGACCTGTCCCGTGTTACGGAAAATTTGTCTACACGCAAAGGCGTGGAAACCGCGCAGATGCACGCGGCCAACACAGGCGCCGTGTTTGACAACCAGGCCAACAACATTGCGGTCACGCGCGCAACACTAGAAGCGCGGGTGGAAGGGGCCAAGTTCCTGAACAGCACCGGCGCTATTCTGTCATCCAATCCGGGCTACCTGCCACAGGCAGAGCAGGACGTGGACGCCTTCGTGGCCACCCTAGCCCGTGTGCCGCCGGAGAAACGAGCAGCTATTGCCGCGGACCTCAAGAACAACCTGAACGTGGCAGCGGCCATGCGGCAGGCGCAGATTGACCCGGACGGCACCATCGCTGCAGTCAAGGGCGGGCAATACAATCTTGACCCGACGCAGCGGCTGCAGATTGAACGGGAAGCCGAACGCGAGAAACGTGCAAAAGAAGCCGACGCTGAACGGGCGAGACTGACCGCCCGCCGGGAAGAAGCCGAAAAAGTTGATCTGGCCCGCGGTGAAATGCTAGACGGTATCATCAAAGGGCGCGTCCGTTGGGCAGACATCCGCGACAACCCCGCCTTCGCTGGTCCGCAGGGCGCGAACGCCAAGAAGGAATTGTTCCTGATGATGGAAGCGCGGAACAAAGAGATGGCCGGCGGCGAGAGGAAATCCAACCCGGTTGTGGAGAAGAACCTGTGGATGGCAATTCATGCCCCTACCGGCGACCCGCGTAAAATTTACAATGCCACACCAATTTTTGAAGCGGTGCAGCGCGGCGAGATCACCACAAGCACGGCGAATCAGTTGAACGCCATGGTGGCCAACCAAAAAGACGAGAATAACCGCACAATCGGCAGCCATTTAAACGGGTTGATGTCGATTGTCGGGCGTTCGCTGTCGCAAGACCCGCGCTACGTCGGGCAGCCGGGCACTGTGGCTGAAATTCAAATGGACTACCAAGACCGGGTGTATAAAAAGACCGAGGCTTTGCGGGCTGCGAAAATTGATCCGATGGAAGCCTTTAATCCGGCCAGCAAAGACTTTGTGGGTTCCCGTGAGTTTATTCAAGGGTCGATCGACCGGGTGAAAGGGAACGCACAGCCCGCGGGCAGCGTTGATCTGCGCACAGCACCCAACCAAGCCGCCTCTGTGGCGGTCGGCCAAACCTTTATTGACCCGAACGGCGTGACCCGCGTGATGACTCAAGAACTCAAAGCTGCCCTGCCGAAGACGGCACCCGGCGCCAGCGGTAATTGGTAATGGCTGAAATCTGGGATCTTGCGCCACGGGCAACGCAACCGGCAAAGTCGGTGTGGGATCTTGCACCACCCATAGGCGGCACTCCGGCTGACCCGAAACGTGCCAAAGACATTGGTGATGCAGTGATTGCTGGGCTACAGAATAGCGCCACCGGTCTTGCCATCCGCGGCCAGATGCCGGAGCAGCAACTGGGCGAAGACGCGCCGTGGCATCAGCGCCTGGCCGCAGGTGCGGCAGGTGTCGTTGCAGACATCCCGCTGTCCGTTGCCGCCGCTGTTCCCGCCGCAGCCGGCGGACCGATCGCCATGGGGGCGGCCAGCTTTGCTGCCCCGATGGCATTGCGGGATGCGCTGATTGAAGCCTACACCAACAACCATGCAGCCTCTTGGGGTGGTGTGTGGGAGATCGCCAAGGCGGCGATTGGTGGCGGCACCAAAGGTGCGGTAATCGGCGCGGCTACAATGGGTGCCGGGCGCGTTGTGGGCAAAGCCTTACCTGCAAGTGCTGGTGCGGCAACCCGAGGCACGGCGGTCTTCGGTGCAGAACTGGCAACACTGACCACAACCTCCACGGCTTTGGAAGGCCGTATGCCGACCGCCATGGACTTCATGGACAACGCCCTGCTGCTGGGCGGCATGAAGGGTGCCGTGAAGGTGGCGGGCGGTTTGCGCTCCATCTACGCGCAGACGGGACGCACACCGGACATGGTGGTTGGGGATGCGACGAAGAATCCTGAGATCAAGGTGGCGCTGGAGAAAGGCGAAACCCCGAAAGCATACGAAGCCGCTGCCTTGCAAGAACGCATCAAGTCAGCTATTGACGCGGACCCGCGCCCGGACATGCTGCGCGAAGCCTTAAACGCCGACCCGATGACCGTGCCAAAACCCGGCGGCGCATTGACGGACCCGGTGAAATACGAATACATCACGGACAGCGCAACCGCCAAGGGTGTGCTGCGTGGCGTCACGGAACTCTATCAGAACGAGATTCAGGCACAGACCCGCGGCGTGGTGCCGAACAAGCAGACGGCTACGGAAGCCCTGCAAGCCGTTGCTGGCGGCAAAGTCAGCGACCGGGTGATTGGTGAAGCGGGCAACGCGGCGGAAATCTACGCCCGCGCGCACCTGCTGAAAGGGGCCACCAATCACGCCATGCAGGAACTGGCGAAGATCAAAGACCTGACGCCAGCCGAACTGACACCGCAGGCCAAGCTGACCGCCCTTGCCGCCATTGAGCGGGTGGGTATGTTGAAGGCTGAACTGGAAGGTGTGGGTGCTGAAGCTGGCCGCGCGCTCCAGATCCTGCGCAGCATCAAGTATGACTCGACCTTGCTGGGCGAAGCCAACGTCCTGCTGGCCGCTGCCGAGCGCAAGGGCAGCCTGCAGGACATCGCTAAACTCATGTCGCAGATGAAAGACCCGGCACAGCAAGCCGAGTTTGCCAGTCTGTATTCCAAGGCCACGGCGACTGAGAAAATGATTGAAGCGTGGAAGGCGGGCATCCTGTCCGGCCCGCTGACCCATCTGGCCAACATGATGGGTAACATGACTAAATGGGCGATTGACTTGCCAGAGAACACCCTGGCAGCAACGATCACCGCCGGACAGCGCGCGGTCAAAGGCGATCCGCTGACCATGGCGCAGTATAAAGCGCGCGCTCTGTCGTCCGTCATCGGCCTGCAGCTTGGCACCGCGGATGCCCTCAAGGTGGCCGGAGAAGCCCTGCGCAGCGACACGCTGAGTCTGGACAAGGGCGACATCTACCGCCCGGCCATCGAAGGCACCAAGGGCGAGATCATCCGCACCCCGTTCCGGCTGTTGCAGGCGCAGGATGCGCTGTTCCGTATCCCTGCCGAACGGGCAAAAGCCTACGAAATGGCGGTTGACCGGGTGGTCAAAGAAGGACTGCACCCGGAAACGATGGAAGCGAAAGCCAAGATCACTGAATACCTGAACAACCCGACTTCGGGACTGACGCCTGCTGCGGGTCAGAAAGTGCTCGACGCCATTGCGCAGACCGGTGCGGAAGCCGTGTTCTCGCAGCGTGTCGGCCCCCGTTTGGAAAAGGTGCAGGAGGCTATGGCGGGGCACTGGAGCCAGTTCGTAGTCCCGTTTGTGCGCACCCCGGCCAACCTTATTTCGTGGGCCGTGCAGCACACGCCGGGGCTGAACCTGCTGTCCGGTCGCTGGCGCGCGGACTTTGCCGCTGGCGGCGAAGCTCGCGCCCAGGCAATTGCCCGCGTCACTGTTGGCACAGGCATTGCTATGACGGCGTTTGCTATGGCAGAAGCCGGTGTCCTGACAGGCGCGGGTCTTTACGACAAAGAGCAAGGCGGGGCTAAACGCGCTGCTGGCTGGCAACCTTACAGCATCCAAATTGACGGCAAGTACTACAGCTTTCAGCGCATTGAACCGGTAGCTAAAGTTATGGGTATTGCCGGCGACTTGGTGGATATGATTAAGGCCAGCAAAGACGAAGAAGATAAGGCTAAAATGGCGTACATGCTGATCCTGATGTTTGGCAACGCTACGGTAAGCACGACCTATCTGTCTGGTCTAGCAGGAGTGGTCAACGCCATGGTGGATCCAGTGCGCTACGGCGACCAGTTCATGGAAGGTTACGCCACGTCATTGGTGCCGAAGATCATCGGGCAGACAACGACTTTGGCCGACCCTTACAAACGGGAAGTGGACGGTGTGATGGGCGCCATCCAGTCGCAGTTGCCCTACTTCCGTGAGAAGCTGATGCCGAAGCGGGATGTGTGGGGCCAGCCATCCGCCAACAACAAGTGGTTTGCGGTGATGCCGGTCAATACCAGCGAAGTCAGCAAGGACAAAGTGAAGACCGAAGCCGTGCGGCTGGAGATTGCCATGTCGCCGGCGCCGAAGTTCCTGACCGAGAAAGGCCCGTTCAAGCCCAGCGACAAGCGTATTGACTTGACGCAAGAGCAGCGTGACGTGTTCGCCCAGGTGTCCGGCAAGAACGCCATGGAGATCCTGTCACCAATGGTCAACGCGCCGGACTGGGATCGTATCCCGGACTTTGCCAAGGCAGAGATTTACAAGCGTGTGATTGAAGGCACCCGGAAGCAGGGCCAGTATGCCGCGCTGCCGGCGGACGCTGCGGAGCGGGAAAAAGTCCGCCGCAAGATCGTGGATACGATCATCAAGCAGACCGAAACTGCCGCACCTGAAAAACGAATCAAGGCTGAAAAATGATACTCGACCTTGGCAATGGCAGGGAGTTGAAGCTGCCGGATGACACATCAGACGAAACCGCGCGCCAGTTGGGGCGGTTGATCCTGGTGCTGGAAGACCGCGCCGTGGCGGCAGAGGCCGAAACCCGTGACCTGCAATCGCAGATCGACGACCTGCGCCGGGAAGTGCAAAACCGCCCGGAACCCGTGGCGCCAATCCCGCCGATCGACACCACGCCGGCCATCGAAGACTTAAAGCAGACGTTCAATACCAAGCTGGATATGCTGCTCCGGGTCGCCATGGCCGACCGTGTTATCGTATATGACGAAGTGGGCACGCCCCGTTCGCGTGTTTCTCTGAACAAAGGACAGTAATGGCTTACATTGCAAGACAGACCACGCAGGAGTTTAGTTCTGCTGCGACTGCTACGCCTACGCTTTTAGCTCACGCCGCTGACGATGTAATCTTTTTTGTCATTACTCAGGACGGTGGCGGAACGGCAATCAGTGTCACGGTGGCTACGGGATGGACTGTCTACAATCCTGGCTCGGCTTCTGGTGGTTCACGGCAGGCACTTGCGTATAAGAAAGCCGCCTCCTCGTCGGAAACGGCTCCGGTGTTTAACGGGGCGAATGACCAGTGGATTCTTCAGCAGTTCATTCTGAAGGATGTAGATACTTCCACGGCCCCTGATTTCACTCCGGCTTCGTCTGCTTGGAACGTAGTTTCTAGTAAAGCCTCGCCGTCTGCGACCAGTGCAAATGCAGGAACCCTGCTGTTTTATTCGTGGGGTTCTGACTCAAACCAGCAGATGCGCCACAAGATCAGCGAGGCGGTTTATCTGGATAACTGGCGGCACTCCAATGGTGATTGTGCCTCGTTGGTTTGTTACTACCAGCAAGTCTCTGCGGGGTCTGTTCCTTCAGTGACGATGTATGCGATTGATACCAATGAAGGCGGACACGCTTGGGTTATAGGATTTAGAAATAAATCCGGTGGCAGCTTACAGCCGATGCCGATTGTTTCAGCCAATGAACTCCGGTGGTATGGCAACTACGGGACATTGCACGACGACACAACGACTTGGGGCGATGCTGATGATATTACCGGTGGTTCAACCATCGGAGGTTTGGCGGTTTCGACGGTAGCACCGACAATCTCTACACTGGTTCGTGACTCCACGCCGAACGGACGTATTACGCTGGTGGAACACAATACCAATCTTGGCGCGGCTTCGTGGATTGGCGGGGCGCACACCATAACGACTACAGATATGACAGGGAAAGCCCTGTGTATCCAGTGGGATGTTAGTCAGGTCAGCACTTCTGTTTTTGGAGCAGAAGGCGTTTTACTGCTTCTCGGTGATACCGGAGGCGGGTGGGTCGCTTACCGGCTCTCGAAACGTCAGGATGTTCCGGCTTTGTATCCGGCGTGGTCGCAACTGGTTGTCAATGAAGCTACTGAATACGCTTCGTCTGGCACTTTTAATGTTACGAATGTCAACCGTGTTGGGTATGCATACCACAGACTTTCAGGTTCCGCGCTGAGTCTTTACATCGGCATCAAGAATCTGATTCTTTTGGATAAGGTGACGCTTCGATCAGGCGGCTCCTCAAGCCCCTGCTCTCCGTCAGTGGTTGCCAATGCGCTCAATGCGGAGTGGTTCTATCGGCAGGCTGAACGTCAGGGTTCATCGCAGACGCTTGCGAAGTGTTTAATACAAATTGGCGATGGAAGTAGCGCGACTTATTACGATGGGTCTGCGACTTCGTTTGAGTTTCCGCCTGAGTATAACGCGGATAAATTCAAGCTGACCAACGTGGACCCGTTGTCTCTGGGTCTTAGTGTTTTGGCGAGTGCCAATGACACCATTAATATCACTTCATGCTTGTTAGGGGCGAATCAGGCCCAGACTTTTGTTATTGATGGTTCCTCTAGTAATTCGGCTAGTTACGACTTTACCGGTGCTTCATTTACTGGGCCGTGGGCACCTACTTTAAAAACTGGTGTTCCGGTAGTTGGTGCGACTTTCAGCGGATGCGGTGAAATCGAAGCCAAAGGCGCAACGGTAACGAATTGCAACATCCTTAACACGTCAAGCGCTGATGCAGCCATAGCCTTTAGCGCAACTGATGGAACTCTTGACGGGACGACAATCGACGTTACGGGGACTTCTGCGGCTTACCACTTGGAAGTCGGAGATGGCGGAACGGGAAACTTCGCGATTACCTTGACTGACGTGACGTTCACGGGAACGCCGGGGACAGACAAGGTTCACGTAACGAATACCAGTGGAACCACTACGATCACGACTTCTGGGACGACCTCGTTAGTCGCTGGTGACGTGACTACTGCGGGCGCGACAGTCTCGATAGTTTCTGACCCTGTAAATCAGGTTGTTGTGGTTTCTGGCTTTACTTCTGGCTCTCGTATCCAAATCTACGACACCACGAACGCGACGGAATTGTTTAATGGAACGGCATCTGCTGGTAATACGGTAATTTCAGGAACTACGGCGACTTGGACTGACCCTGTGGCAGCGACAGGCAATAGGGCTATTCGTGTAAGGGTTTCGTATGTATCAGGAGCTACGGCTAAAGGTTTTTTAGAATTAACCGGATTGACTGCGGGCACGACTTCAGGAACCGCAAGCATTACCTATCCAGTGACACAAGTTGCCGATACGACTTACGACAACAACGCTATAGACGGGTCAACTGTTACCGGTGTGACGTTTACAGACTCAAGCTCGGATGTGGTGAATATCGACGTTGCCTCAAATTCAATTACATGGCCGTCTATTTACGCGGCGTGGGTTTACTACGCATTTACCTCGACGGGTATTGCTACGGACATTGATTATATCGACGGTGTAGATACGGCTAATTACATTCTGTCGAATATGAAAATCAAGAACACAAGCTCGCCAAGCGACCCGTTAGTGGTTTCTGGTGGATATGGTCGAGACTCCACAACGGGGGCTACTGTTGACCTTGTGGACACGACTGGAGGCACTTTGATATTCGCCCCAGATCATGTGGTGTCTTACGCCGTGGGTTCTGGCGTGACCGCTGGCGATGTGACAGATATTGCGGCGGCGGTATTAACTGCCGCTAGTTCAGCCCCGATTCACGCGAATATTAAGAAAGTCGCAGATACCACGGTAAACGGTTCAGGAACAGAAGCCTCGCCTTGGGGGCCTTAATTGGCTTCCGCATGGGGGAATTCGTGGGGTGCGTATTGGGGTAACTCCTGGGGCGCGATCACGGTGGCCACGCCAGTCGTGCCAGCCGCGCCACCCATCACGTACTGGGATTCGATGTTGGTCGGGTCGCGGACGCCAACAAAGAAAAAGCAAAAGAAACAAGAACTTGAAACAATGCTCCTGCTCTTAGGGTAAACTGGATTATAGGGGATCAAAAATGACTGTAAGTTCAACGACCAACCGCAAGACCTACGCCGGCAATGGCGTGACGACCAGCTTCGCCACGTCGCCTTTGGTGTTCTTCGCCTCCGGTGATCTGGAAGTCTATGTCGTCACCACAGACACCGGGGCTGCTACTCTTTTAGTTGAAAACTCAAACTATACAGTCTCTGGCGGGGCAGGCTCCGCCGGCACAGTCAACTTAGCGGCTGGCGCCAGCCCGTATGGTGCGCCGAGCGCCAGTCAAACATTAGTTATTCGCCGGGCTTTGTCATATCTGCAAGACGATGACTTTGTAAATGGCGACATCAATGATGCGGAAGTCGTTGAGCAACGGTTCGACAAGATCACAATGATGCTTCAGCAGATTGCCGAAAACGGAGATAGATCGTTGTCTCTCGCCATTGCAGACGTAAGCGGGGCCGAGGTCACTCTGCCTTTGCCGGAAGCCAATGCCCTTATTGGCTGGAACGCCGCCGGAAATGGCCTGGCCAACTACGCTTCGCCAGAGGCGGCCAGTCTTGGCGAAGCCCGGCGCTGCCCGCAAAACGCACAGAACGGAAACTACACACTGGCCTTGACTGACGCCGGCCATCACATTTATTCAAAGAACACGGGCGCACAGACGATCACCATCCCGGCTAACAGTTCAGTGGCGTTCGACACCGGGGCTATTATCACGATCGTAAACAACGGAACCACGGCAATCACGATTGAAGACGGCACGACCACGTTGAAGCTCGCCGGCACAACGAGTACAGGCAACCGCACGGTAGCGATTGGTGGTATGGCAACGTTGCTCAACGTCGAGGATGATGTATGGTTCGTTAGCGGCGCAGGCTTGTCATGACTGTAAGCCAGTGCTTACTGCTCAACCGGGTCGCGCAGCCATCCCCGGTAAACATCACAGAGAACACAGGTGTATTGGAGATATACGTTGATACCGTGGCGGGTGGTGCCGCCTTTGCAGTGGACGTAGGTACTGGAGTAACAGTCGGTACACTGCGCATCGTTGACACACCGGGCGGGTTTGCGGCGAGTAGCGTGTCGATCACAGGCGCCGGCACGATCGCCACGACAATCAACCCCAGCGGCGTAACAGTCACCACAGGGGGCGGCGCTACTCACACCCTGACTGCGGTAGTAATCGGCGCGAACGACACCGGGAAAACTAATCTTGTCGGAAGCATCTCCCCCACGACTTACAGCGGGGCGACCATCCGCACTTTGCAGGCCTTCTATTTTTACGACCCGGAATTCCCTCTGTGGACCCTTTACTTCGATCTGGCGTCAACCGGTCTAGCGCAGAATTATTTTACGACACTCGTAGTCAACGAACAGGTTTTCTTGTCCTCTGAAGCGGCGCTGTTTGATAACAGCGGAGCTTATACGCGCTGGCAGTGGGAGGGTACCGACGACAACAACATACTCCCCGGTGCCGGTACTTATTCAGTCAGCATTACTTAATGAGAAGATAAAGCATGGCCTCTCCGACCGACGATCCATCATTCCTGTCGCAGATTATTGCGTGGGTTGCCGCCGGTATTGCCGGACTCGCTACGTGGCTGTGGACTTCTACCATGGGGCGCATAGCCAAGCTGGAAGAAGGCAAAGTGAACCAGAAAACTTTTGACACCTACGTGGCGCGCGCCGACAAGGACAGGGACGAACGCCGCGATACGGAACTCTCTTTGTTTGCTGAGATCAAAGATCAGCGGTTACACTTCGACGCGAAGCTGGACAAGATCACCGACATGCTGCGGGATCGCAGATGAACTTCGATGAAAGTGACCTGCGCGCGGGTTACTGCTTTCTCAAGAAGATAGCTTTCCACAACGACCGGCGGTTGCCGTCCGCACGCAACGTCAAATTCTACTGGAAGCCGTTGGCCGACCATGGCAACCATGACTTCATCAAAGACCGGCATCATGTGTGGATCGACAGTGTTGATACAAAGTCCCTGACGCACATGCTGCAGATTATGGCGCACGAAATGGGGCACATTATTCTGTTGCCTCACCAAAAGATGTCCGGTGATGAACCACACGACGCGCAGTTCCAGGCGCTGATGCGAGTGGTTGAGATTGAAATGGGATGGCCAAAGGGGAGCGTATGAAAAACCTTGTGCAAGGATTGATTGCAGCGGCGCTGCTGCTGGTGTGGGCTGGGCTTTACGCCGCACCCATCGCCGCAGCCACTGCGCCGGGTGTCACGGTCACGCTGTTCAGTGACAAGTGCAAACTGCCGGCCGTCAAGAATTTGCCATTGCGGGCGACGTGGACGCAGGATGGCAAAACAGTCGAGGGTTGCTTCGGCGGCTTTACAGAAGCCAATGCCATCGGCATCTATTTTGAAGATGGCACTGTGGCGGTGATCCCGGCGCAGGCCATTAAGCCTTTGGTGACGCTGTGACCCTCGGCCAGAAACAGCGCAAGTTCGTCCGCATGATTGCGGACCTGATCGTCTGGGCGTACGACAACGGGTATGAACTGACCTTTGGGGACGCCTACCGCGACCCCCGGCTGCACGGCCAGATGGGCTGGAAGGTCGGCTACGGTGCCGCCAGTTCCTGCCACAAGATCCGCCTGGCCGTGGACTTCAATCTGTTCAAGGACGGGGTGTTCTTGGAAACCACAGAGGGGCACGCCCCGCTTGGTGCTGAATGGGAGCGCCTCGGTGGATCGTGGGGTGGGCGTTTCAACGACGCCAACCACTATAGCCTAGAGCACGAAGGGCGGCGATGACTTGCCGTTTATGCGGGGCGGTGACAGACACGCGAGCAAAAGTGTGCCCAGCGTGCAAGCCGAAGGCAGCGGTCGCTAGAGCCAGAGCTTGGTATTTGGAAAACAAAGAGCGCAAGCGCGAGTATGACGCGGCGTATCGTGCGGCACGACGAGACTATTGGCGGGCTGTTGCTAAGCGGCACCGGGACAGAAATCCTGAAGCTAAAAAAGCGGACACTGGGGTTAGGCGGAAACGCAGTCAAGAAGCCACTCCGATTTGGGCCAACAGATTTTTCATCAAAGAAATATACGCGCTTGCTATTCAGCGAACAGCGTTGACCGGGCGTAAGTGGCACGTTGACCACGTAATACCTTTGAAGCATCCGGCTGTGTGCGGGCTGCACGTTCCCGCAAACCTTCGCGTGGTTCCAGCAGAAATAAATCTACGTAAGCACAACAGATACGAGGTGGTGTAATGAACCCGTTACTTCTAGGCCCGCTGTTTGAGTTGGGCAAAGGCATCATCGACCGCATCTTCCCGGACCCGGCGCAGAAAGCTGCCGCTGAACTGGAACTGATGAAGATGACCCAGGATGGTGATCTCAAACAGATCATGGGCCAGTTGGAAATCAATGCGCGTGAGGCGCAGCACGCTTCCGTGTTCGTCGCTGGCTGGCGGCCGTTCTTCGGCTGGGCAGGCGGCGCAGGCTTCGTCTACGCCACGTTGCTGCAGCCGATCTTGGCTTGGGTTGGCGCCATCAAAGGTTGGCCATCGCCGCCTGACGTGAACATCGACCTGCTGTGGGTTGTTGTCACCGGCCTGCTCGGCCTTGGTACCTTGCGCTCGGTAGATAAAGCGAAGGGTGTCAGCAAGTGACACCCTGGGAATTGCTGATCGCCGCCGGCCTGTATCTGTCGGTGGCGGTGCGCTACGGAAAAGCGGGCGACCCCGGTATGGCGCTGGCGTGGGCTGCGTACGCCGTGGCCAACGTCGGGTTCATTTGGGCGGCGGTTCGGTCCGCAGTCCGCTAGGCAGTTCGTCCAGCCGCACCCCGAGCACGTCCGCGGTGAACCGATCAGGCCCGCCGCCTTTGAGCACCGTGCCCGCCATCTTGCCGTAGACCGGGGCAATCTTGACGGTCAGCACATCGCCATCATGGTAGCAGCGTTGGCTTAACCGGTCGTTGATTTTGCACTGGCGTTCGACCGTGCGGTGGCAGGTGGGGCACCACAGATCATAAAGTGGAGGCATTTGTTTTCCCCCATCTGGCTGCGTGACCTTTTATAGACATTGCTTTTGCTCGATCTGCTGGCATGTGTTCTCGATGATGTTCGGATGCTGACAATAACTCCAAGTTCTCTAAACGATTGTCTTTTTTATCACCATTGATGTGATGGACGTGTTCGCTTGATGCTAACGGCCGCTGAAGATGTTGCTCCATAACAACGCGATGCTCATAGCACTCTTTGCCATCGCGCATAATCATTATGTATCCGGCCGCACTTATACGAAAAGGCGCGCCTTTGCCTTTTCCTGGATGATTGTGCTTAAACCTGCACGGCCTGCAATACATCGAGCGAGAGTCTTTTATGCCGGAGCAAGCCGGGCATTTGTCTTTCCTCATTCCATCCTCCGTGTCACAAGCCCTTCGTTGTCAATGACAATGTAGCGTTTCTTCATTAGCACATTTTTCATATCGTAGAATGATGCCTTGCGCGCGGGCAGGAACTCAAGGCAGGCTTCCTTCCATTCAATGTCGCTGATCGAAGTGTTGTCCGGCCGCAGCTGGCACAGCACTTCGAACCCCCGCTTGGCGTGACCGGCCAGTCGGCCTGTGGGGCCTGTGCCTACGGCGTCCGGCTCCACCACGCAGCTTGTCATCTCGTCGCCATCGGAGTCCAGCCCCACCACCACGGGCACCAGCTTGAATCCAATAGGCGCTCCTATTTCCACGTCCCGCTGCTTGCTGGCCGTAACCCTATTGTCGCTGATCTGCAGTTCCGTGTCAATAGCCCCCAAGAGGGCTGACGACCCGCGCGCCCCGGCGTTCTGGTTCTTGCCGGAGTGGTGGACGATCAGCACGCAGGCGCCGGTCGATTCGATCAAGGCGGCCACCGCGCTGTTAAAAGCCCCTACGTCCTGTGCGGAATTTTCATCCCCGCCCATCAGCGCACGGGCCAAGGTGTCAATCACAATCAGCACCGGTTTCTCCGGCAGGTCGGCAATTATGCTGGCTAAAACTTGCCTTCCTGCGAGTTCTCGCAAGTTAAAACTTGCCGGAGCAATGAAGAAGGGCACAT